AATTGTGGTTCAGATTTTATGATCACCTATGATGAAGAAAATAGTTCAGACGATCCTTACTATTGTACTTTTTGTGGTGTAGAATTTGATTTTGAATTTTCTGAAGAGGGTGATGAATTGGATGATCAATTGCAATTTGAAAGAGGATACGACTAGAAATGGTACAGGGTCAGTGGTCGGGCGGTAAAGGCAGCGCCCAACGCAAAGTAGATAAACAAAAGTTTAGCGACAACTGGGATCTGATATTCAGTAAAAATAAAGTCATAAATAGTACATCTAATAATGAGGATGTACTTAATGATAGTAGTAAAGAAGAAAAAACCGAAAATAAAACCAATTCATAGAGTATATTGTACATATTTTCCGTCTGGTTTATATTATATCGGTTACTCTGGTAAAACTGAAAAGTTATATGAAAAATATTATGGAAGCTCTGCCTATGTTAAAGAGTTTGAAGGTGAACTTAAAAAAGAAACTATTGCAATTTATGAGAAAAAATCTCATGCTAAGATGCAAGAGTTTTTACTGCAATGGCAACAGCGGCATGATCCAAATTGTTTAAACTCTATGTTAAATATAAGATTAAACAAGGAACCACTTTCTAGTTTTGTTCCTATTACTTGGACACCTAAAAAATTAACCAGTATTGATGAAGAACAGCTTGACTTATTTGAAAATATCATATACAATGAGTAATACAATCAAAAAAGGAAACAAATATTATGAAAATCAATGATGTTGTGTCAGTAGTAACTCCTGCAGGAGAGTTTATTGGCAAGTTAGCAGATCAAACTGATAGCAGAATTAAACTAAAAGATCCTCGTATGCTTATTCATGCAGGAGAAGGTATGGGTTTTGCTAGAGGCATTGCTATTAGTGGGCGTGAAAATCCCGCTGAAGTAGAATTCTTTGCTTCAGGTGTTGTGTTTATAACACCAACAAATGATGATGTAGAGAAAGCATACCGTAAAATGACAAGTGGTATTATTTTATAATGGAGAGTGATATGATTAAAGATCAATATATTCAGCAATTGCGTACAGGTACTCGCACAATTACCTTTACTAAGGTAGATGGTACTGAACGTGTGATGAATGCAACACTACTAGAAAGTGTTGTCCCTGCCACTGAAGGCAAACGCGCTATACCTGCATCAAATCTAGTCGTATTTGATACAGACAAGCAAGCATGGCGCTCAGTAAGGATTGATTCTATCAAATCTTTTGTATGAAAGTAACGGTGATAGGAAACGGGGTCTCTAGGACCCCTATTCCTTTAGATAAGATATCCGGTATATTGATAGGATGTAATGAATTATATCTTGAGTATTGCCCACATTATTTGTGTGCAGTTGATATTAAGATGTTAAAAGAAATACACAATAGTGAGTATCCTGGTATTGTGTATTATAGGCATTTAAGTTTGGTTGAAACAGGATTGAAACCTAAGAAAAACTGGCACTCTCCCGAATTTATGCAAAATAACAGTAGTGGCAATGCTGCTATAGGGTTAGCTATTAGTTTGGGCGCCACTCAAATAGACCTGTTGGGATTTGATTGTCAACAGGGTAGAGTGTATGGACCTCATGTTCCCCCTTCAAACTGGAGTCTGTGGATTAACAACCTCATCTATCTATCCAAAAAATACCCTATTCGCAGGGTTATAGGTGTTAATTCATTAGATATTCCTGAAATTCCCAATGAAATCAGTGTTGAAAACTTTCTAAAAGAGCTTGACAAATAGGTATTTCTTTGTTATACTATATAAGTAAACACTAAAGGAGTCCTTAAATGGCTATAGTTAAAAGATCACGCAGTACATACGTATTGCCAGAACCCAAATGGGCAGAATACAAAATTCTGACTGACGATTCAGAGCGAGACACTGCACTACAACACTGCCTGTATTTTGTTCATTATGAGATACAAGACAAAGCAGGTATTGCCCCACTTAAAAAGTGGATGAAAGAAAACTGGGACAAACAAGATATAACTTCTATCTCTGTTCTTCCAGAGTCTGCATTCTATAGTATGTCTAAATATTTTTTCTGTTGGAATAAACTGGGTTGGCTTCCTGAATCCGTTTTAAACTTTATGAAAAAACAAAAACTTGTTTGGCTAAAACAGGCGTCTTTGTGTATTGAAGAAAAAGAAGAGGCACCTAAAGTTGTAAACATTCGTGAGAATCTTAATAAATTTGCTATTGCCATTGATGATAGTATAGAAAAGATTATTGGTGGTACACAGATTACAAATTATAAAGATTTTGTATTATCATATAATTTAAATGCTGCTGAAATAAATAAGGCAGTTGAAATTGTAGACAGGTTTGCTATAGAATTTAAAGAATTGGCAGAAGGAACAGATACAGACTTAATTGAAGGTTATTCTCATGTTAAAAAGTCTACTCTGAAACATTTACTTGCCTTTTTCGATGGCATTGTGATTGGGCTTTCTGAAACTAAACAGGTTAAAAAAATTGTACGAATTAAACGAAAAAAGCCTGTTGATAAAAACAAACTTGTGAGTAAGTTAAAATATACTAAACAAGATGTGGAGTTGAATCTGACTTCAATTAATCCTGTTGAGATTATAGGTGCTAGTGAAGTGTGGGTATATGATGTCAATCGTAAACGCATTGGTGTGTACGCTTCAGAGTATGCAAATACTTTAGGAGTAAAGGGTACAGCCATAGACAATTATTCAACTAGTAAATCCTACGAAAAAACAGTCCGTGCAGCAGATATAGTTAAACAATTGGTAGACTGTCGTAAAAATGGTTTACATACACTTGCAGATAAAATACGAAGTAAAAAATATCCAGTCAAGACTCGGGTACAACCTTCAATGATTTTATTGAGGGTAATAAAATGAATAAGGGTATTATAATTATAGACTTTAATCAGGTAGCTATTGCTACTTTTATGAGCAATGTTGGATTTGGTTCTAACACTGACATTGAAGTAGACTTGCCTCTGTTGCGACACATGATCATTAATACCATACGCTCATATCGCACAAAATTTGGTGCTGAATTTGGTGAACTCGTTATTGCATGTGACAACAGGCATTATTGGAGACGCACAGTTTTTCCATACTACAAAGCAAGTCGCAAAAAAGAGAGAGAAGAATCAAAATTTGATTGGAGTACCATATTCAATTCTCTATCTATTATTAAAAGTGAATTAGAAGAGTATTTTCCTTATCCGGTTATTGATGTAGACGGTGCTGAAGCGGATGATGTTATTGGTACACTTGCTGAGTATAGTCAGACAATGGGTGAATCTGATAATATGTTTGAGGACTCATCATCAGTGCCTTTTTTGATTATCAGTGGCGACCATGATTTTAATCAGTTGCAAAAATGGTCTAATGTAAAACAATATTCACCTGCATTTAAAAAGTGGATTAAGATAAAAGAATCTGCTTCCCGTGTTCTCATGGAACACATTATCACAGGTGATAAGGGAGATGGCATACCTAATATGTTATCACCTGATGATTCGTTCGTGAATAACATTCGTCAAAAACCGATTCGTAAGAATTTGTTGGAAGAATGGAAATCAAAATCACCTTCCGAATGGATAACATCAGACATGTCTCATGGATATAATCGCAATCAAATGCTGGTTGATCTAACCAAAACTCCTCAAGACATTAAAGATGCTATTATACATAGTTATGTAAAACAACAAAACGGTGACAGAAGTCAACTTTTAAATTATTTTATTAAAAACAAAATGAAAGGAATGATGGATGTTATTGGTGATTTTTAATTATTGGAGAGAACAATGGTGATAAAATTTAGACAAACTGATGAAGGGTTTACATGGGTATTTAAAGCGCCCACTGTACCTGAACAAATTAAAAGATTGAAAGAATGGGCAGCAACAAATCAAGCACTCGTACCTATTGTTCGTCTCGGTGTCGGTGCTGAAAAACCGGATTGGAATCTGCCTGAAGGTATGCCCGATATTACTAAACTACAAGAAGACATTCCAGATGGCATGGGGCAGACTTCTTTGCAACTAGAATGGCGTAGAATAAAAGGATTTATTATTCCGAATAGTAATATGAGCAAATTGTCCACAGTGAAACGTGAAGCACAATGGGTAAACATTTTAGAGTCAGTGCATCACAAAGAGGCTAAAATTCTAACAGCAGTCAAAGATGGTACGTTGCTTGAACTGTATCCTGAATTGGAATCATTGTTACCTGGATTAGGTATCACTGAATATAACAAACCCGAAACTAAGAAAAAGTCTAAAACTACTAAGAAATTGCAACTAGTATAATTGGTAAATTTATTATGATTAATACTGTTAAAAAAGAAGTGATAACACTATCAATGCAAGAACTTCAACCTTATATTAAAGACGATGTTGTGCGACCAAATATCTCGGTTTACGACAGAGTGGGTCCAGGTAAAAAAACATTTGCTTTGAAAGAAGGTGAAAAGATACTAGCAATAATGTGTGTGTCTTATGGTTACGCTGCACCTGTTAATGAAGAACAATTGCAAAAGGGAACTGGAGCCGATCTTCTTAATTATAATATTAGTCCAATTGATAAGACTAATTTTTTCATAACACCTTATACGTTGTGGTCATATGCTCCTGGCATGGGTTCAGAACTTCTTAGACAGTTTATTGCTAGTGTTAAAGAAAGTTATTCTACTATCAATATCAGTCTTTGGCCACGAATAGTAACAATGTCACCTAAAACTCCTGCGGCTACTAAATTTCATTTAAAGCATGGAGCTAAATTGATAAGTGATAATGAAGAATCGAATAGCTTTGAGTATTTTATTCGATAATTCGATAAGGGTCGTACTTTGTGCCTAACTGATAACCGTCAGGCACAGGGTCGGTGTGTGGAATAGAGGTTACTTTACCATTAGGTCCACATATATATTTGTAAGGTACCCTTTGTCTTCTTTTCTGTGACATTTTTAGTTTAGTTGTCAGTTTTTGTTTACGCCCATACATGTTATTATCTTCACCTCGATATTTTCCTGTATGGTTTTTGCTGATTTTCTTTTTATGATCCTCTGTTAAACCATCTTTGTGAGGGTGTGCCTCTTTGACTCCCTCACCAATTTTTCTTTTGGTTTCTTCAGTGTGTTTGGTTCTAGCTCTTGCTTTATCAACAGAAAATACAATGCCTTGTTTTGCAGCAAATTCACGCAACACTTCAACCGCAGAAGCTCTCCTAATCAATTCTCTTGGTTTAGGAATCTTGTCTACGTCTTTGGACTCTACTAGATAGTAGCCATCTTTGGTGTTAAATATAAAATATACTTTATTCATAATTTAGTTAATTGTCACCAATTCACCTTTACCAGAAACTTTATCAGTAACAACTATTCTACCTGCTGAATCGCCTCTTGAAGGAGACTTTCCATAAATTTTTGGAGTGCCATCTGAATCTTTTGCATCTGGATCAAACTTTTGATCTTCTCTTCTAGCCCTAAATCTAAAATACAAATCGTGTGATTTAGCGTATTCAACTGCCTTAGTTAATGCGCCATTAAATGTGACTGTATTCGTTTTTACGTTATATGTTGCAACTACATTCATTGGACCAATGTACATATAGTCAATTGGTCCACCCATTGCTTCATTACCAACGACAATTTTTAATTTGGCAGAAGCACCTATTTTACCAAAAACATCGGGAACTTTATCTCCAGCATTTAATTTAACATTTTCAGTCAAATGTTTATATGCGGCTTTCATAAATTTCTTTGCTATTCCAGGAACTGCTAGTTCTAAACCACGCAATCCTCCTCCAGCAAGAGATGGTGCGCTTTCTCCTTTTAGAGAAAGATTAATAATTTTAATTTTTTTACCATCTTTGACATGAAGAACAACATCTGTGTATGGTTCTGAACCACTTACTTGGCGACCTGTAAATTTATCAGCATCAATCACACCAGTAAT